CGACCCGTCTGCGGGCAAGCACCGCAAGGCGACCGAGACCACCCAGCAGCTTTCTTTCACGGGCGGCCGGGCCGAGTTTGCGAGCTCCACCATCATCCTCGACACCATGACCATCGCCAAGAGCGTTGGCGGCGACTACGCCGAGGGCACCGACTACGCTGTGGACTATAACTTCACCAAGGGCACCGTCATCATCACCAGCCTGATCGCGGACTCCCCGCTCACCGGCACCCTGACGGCCAGCTTCTACGAGGTGGACGACAGCGCCATCGAGGACGACGACATCATCGGCGGCGTGACGGCCGGCGGCGAGTACAGCGGCCTGAGTTCCATCGCGCTGCTCTACCCCGAGCAGTTCGCGGTCTGCAACCTGATTGCCGCCCCCGGATGGAGCCATAGCCCGGCGGTCTACAACGCTATGCTCACCGCGAGCCAGAAGATCAACGGCCACTGGGACGCCTTCGTCGTGGCTGATCTGCCCCTTGTGAGCGGATCCTCTGCGGTCGGGCAGGCCGAGGTCGACGAGGCGCAGGTCGGTGCCACGGCGGTCGACACCATCGAGAAGGCCATCGCGTGGAAGAAAAGCAACGCCTTCGACAACGAGAGATCCAAGGTCTACTGGCCGCAGGGCATCGACAACCTCGGCAACGTCTACCATCTGAGCACGCTGGCCGTGGTCGAGCTCATGCGGGCCGACTTCAGCCACAACAGCGTGCCGATGGAGACCTGCGGCAACAAGGCGATCCCCATCATCAAGCAGTATTTTGGGGCCAACGCCACCAACCGCGGCTTCAGCCAGCAGGAGGGCAAGGAGCTGACGCAGAACGGCATCAGCACGGCCGTCGCATGGGGCGGCGAGTGGGTGCTGTGGGGCGACCACACCGCCGCCTACACCTACGGCGCCGACGTGGATCCCCGGGCGATCTTCGACGTGTCCATGCGTATGCTCATGCACATCACCAACGACTTCCAGAGGGAGTGGAGCCCGCGCATCGACGAGCCCATGACCCGGGCGCTCAAGGACGAGATCATCAACCGCGAGCAGGAGAAGCTCGACGGGTATGTCAGCATGGGCGCGCTGCTGGGCGAGCCGCGGATCGTGTTCCTCGAGAGCGAGAACAGCACCACCGACATCATGAACGGCGACTTCCGCTGGGACATCGCCGTCACCCCGACCCCGCCCCTCAAGTCTGCGAGCGTGTACGTCGCATACACCGACGCCGGCTTCTCTGTCTACTACGAAGGAGGTGACGAGTAATGGCAAATCTGTGGCTTGACCTGAAGGGCCCCGTCCTCGCCGCCACCGTGTACATCAACGGCGTCCTCGTCGCCAAGGACGTGACCATCACCCTGCCGGCCGTCACCCATGTGACCGCCGATTATAAGGCGATGGGCACCTACACCGCACCCATGACCGGCCAGATCGAAGGCATGGAGGCCGCCATCACCAAGATCGGCATCGACAAGGGACTGCGCTCCATGGTGCAGCTCGAGAGCAAGACGCTGGAGGTCAGATGGGCGCAGGATGTCAAGTACGCCGACGGCTCCACCAAGACTGAAGGCTGCAAGGCGTTCATGCGCTGCGTCCCGAAGCTGATCCCGGGCCTGTCCGTGGATCCGGGCAACCCTTCGGAGAACGAGGTCACGCTGGCCGTGAGCCGCTATCAGGTTTTCGTCGCCGGAGAGGAGTTCTGCCTGATCGACCAGCTCAACACCATCATGCGCATCGGCGGCGTGGACTACGTCAAAGACCTGCGCAGCGTGCTGTAACAACAGATGGGCGCCGCCCAAGGTGGGCGGCGTCCCTCTTTTTATCAACGAAAGGAGACAACGACCATGGAAAAGCTGACACTCAGCAACCCCATCACCATCAACGGCAAGAAGGTCAAGACCCTGACCTATGACACCGGCGCGATCACCGTGGGAATGTTCGCCGAGGCCGAGGCGCTGAAACTGCGCGC